ATTCTTGACTCAAAGATCTTCACCTACAACGTTCCCGATGCTCGTCGAAAATCAACGGGCAAGCAAACTCGGAATTCTAAGTTTGCTGGCATAGTTAAATACCACGAAAGTGGTCCAGGTGACGAAATTTATGTCAACTGGGTGGAGGAATCCACTGTTGAGGTCAGCGCTGGTATTATGTATGTTGTTCATAAACCTGCTGTTCCTCTTGCCTATGCTACTGGTACACGTTTGAAGGATATCCCGTATGGTCTTTATCAAATAATGCCATACAGCTGGGCTCTGGATCGAGTGTATAATATCTCCAATACCATACAAGGTCTTGTTAATATTACAGATCCAAATATCTCTATCGTTAATGCATGGACCAAAACCTCGCGGAATTGGACACGCACTAGACAGGTAGCTAGTTTTCTAAACAATAACTACACTATCACGATAGGTTCGGGCGGCCCTGAACTCAGAAATGAGTCTTCATGGTCAAGAACACCCTGGACACCAACTGTTAGCGATACTCGTCCGACGTTTGATTTAAACTTCTTACGATCATCTGCAACCTCCGTTGTTGACTTACTAGCCTTAGGGATAAATTTCCTGACAGGTAACAAGTCACGGGGAATTAGATAGTTCTCCGTTTCACAACATTATTAACCTTTTGACAAAACTATGTCTATTAACAATGCGTCACTTGTGACAGCTCCAACTTCGATCGTCGTTACTGGAGGTACTGCTTTAGCTTTTGCTTCTTCTGGTCTTGTCGATGGGGTAAATCCTTTGTTTGTATCAGCTGATACTGACTTCCGGACCCGTCGTACACTTACCATTTCTGCTAAGCCGGCAAAACCCTCTCCATCAGCGCCAAACGGGTATACGCAATTGCGTATGTCAGCTATCTACCGTAAACCAAAAACTTTGGCTAATGGCAAGATTACTGTCAATACTCTTAAGGCTGAGATGGCATATGATGTTGAAACGACTCAAGCTGAAATCCAAGAATTGGTTGATATCCTCGCACAGCTTGGCTGTGATGCGGATTTTACCCAGCTTTGGAAGGCAGCTAATCCTAATTAAATAGGAATCGTTTCAATAACACAGTAACATTCATTTAAAGGTTCCTTTTATGAAAAAATCGAAAGTTAAGCGTCCGCTCTTTTTACCTTCTGCAATATCCAAAGAGTTGCAGGAGGCAATTTCACGTGATTTCCCATTAGGGAATAATGTCGATCCGTTACAGTTGTATGGATCTCATTATTTACCTTCTGAGGTCTACAGTTGGAGGCAGACAAATGAGTTTCTCAAGAAATTTGAGTCATCAGAAGCGGAGAAAGGAAGACTTGAGAACGAATGCTTCGAAGGCTTTCACGACATTAATCGTAGAATGCTCGAAGCTAATTCTTATATCTTTCCTACTCCACTACGGTTTCATTCCAGAAAACGTAGTTTATCCGATGTTACATTATGTCGCGCCAGAAACCTCTTTCGTGAGGTCTTCGGGGATTTATCCTTAGAAGAGTGGTTCATAGCTTGTCGTCATGGTACCGGCTTAACTGTCGGGCTTGACTTTTCTCAATGTAATATTGAGGACAAGTGGTTGTATCCAATTTCTGTAACTGAAGAAGCGTTTCCTTTTATTAATCTCTATCTTCGTTGGGACCTTCGTCTTAGTGAAGCTATTGATAATTATAATCACAATGTTCTTGGCTATGTTGGTCCAAGATTTGTGATAGTAAAAGGATCACGTGCTACAACGGTAAGTAAAAACGATACTTCTCGACGTTTCATATGCATTGAACCTACTGGAAATATGTTTCTCCAGCAAGGTCTTCGCATAATAATGGAACATCGTTTGCGTCGTTTTGGCTTGGACATATCTGTTCTTCAGGATTCCCACAAAATCATCGCTCTTTATCAATCAGTTGTGCAATCTCTTGCAACTTTAGATTGGAGTAAAGCTAGCGATTCTGTTAGCATTGAACTTGTTAAGTTCCTTGCTGGTAGTCCGTGGAGTCATGTCTTGTTAAGTGTTAGATCGCCATTTACTGAGATTTCAGGAAAATGGAATGAGATAAACATGATATCAAGTATGGGAAATGCAACAACTTTTCCCCTGGAGACAGGTGTTTTCTTTGTATTGGCTATTGCAGTAGTATCTATGTGCAGAGACCCATCTAACAGTCAGTTTGTTACTCTTCCAAATAAATTGGATGAGACTGCTGCTGATTTTGGAGTTTCTGTATACGGAGATGACTGTATTATCCCGGTTGGTTGTGTTGACGAATATGTCACACTTCTTAACCATTTGGGATTCATTTTGAATGAGGAGAAATCCTTTACCCAAAATGTGCCATTCAGAGAGTCCTGCGGGGGTGACTACTATGCCTTCCGTGACATCAGGCCTCTTCAATTGAAGAACCCAACCGGTAACCGTCTTAGCGATATAGAGCCTTGGCTGTATACAATTTGGAATCTCGCTCAAAAGAAGTATATAACATACTTCGGCGACCTTACTTATTGTTATCAGTCTTTGTTCGAAACGCTTGTGACTTTATTTAAAGAGTTAGAAATAACAATTAAGTTAGTTCCTCTCTTTTACCCTGATGATAGTGGAATACATGTAACTGATTGGAGATTAATTCGGCTTATTTATGATAATGCCAAACTTAGTCCCCTTTATGTCAGTAAACATGGCACCCTATCTTTCCAGTATGTTCACTTTCGGTACTCGACTTCTATAAAAGATCGTAAAAAACGCGATCGATTCGAAGACTCGTACTTAAGGTATTGTGATGAACTATTAACACAGTTCCGCACAGAACATCAGGAATACAATGATATCGAAAAACGATATCGTCGTAAAATCAGAGGTGGTTACGTTGTAGCTGCTGGAATAAGTTCTTGTTCCAGTGAAATAAGTCAAGTTATTGAATTAGTAACTCAATAGCAAGTCTTGGACAGGTG